CGCTTACACCATTAACGGTTATCCTTCCGTTACCGTCTCCACCTGGTACTGTTAGTACATCGTTGTCTGTATAATTTTTACCTTTGTTTACAATGGTTGCTCCATTAACTCCACCACCACTTACTGTGATGGTAGCAGTAGCGCCTGTACCTGTACCACCTGTAGGGGTTACAGTACCTGCTGAATAGTTTGCACCTCCAGTGAAATTATCAAATGCTGCTATCTCCCCTGTAGTATAAGGGTGTTTATATATAGGAGCATTGGCGTTAGGTGTAACATAAAGAGTGGTTATACCACTTATATTTTTAGGGTCGTAACCTGTTGCGTCTGCCATAATTAGAATTGAATGTTAGAACGTTCTAGTTTATCGTATATCTCCTGACGATAAGCAGGATCTTTTTCATAGCGTGGATCTTCCATAGCCTTCACTACTTGAGCTTGGCTTTCGAATTTAGTCCCTTCTGATTTAGCTGCTTTACCTTGAAGAAGTTCTCCATCAACTCCATTAGAGTCATCGAATCTATACTTCAATGCCTGAACAGCAAAGTAAGCTGCAAGAGGATTACCCTGTCCCATAACAGAATCATACATCTCTCTTTCTCTTTCAGTGAGATTTGATCCAGCCCATTGCATCATCTTTCCATACTGATCTTCACCACCAACAACACCTTTAAGTTGTTTAATGTTATCATCACTTAGTTCTGTTTGCTGTGGCTCAGGAGCTTCTGATCTTTCCTTAAGATACATCTGTGCTATTTCACGAGCATCCATTTGACCAAGTTTATCTAAAGTCTCTTGGTTAAATTTACCTCCTTTAGCTTCATCCCAAAGAGTATTGAGAAAAGAAGTATCAGTTTCTTCTTCTTCTTTCTTCTCTTCTTTTACGTCCTTGGTCTCAGTAGCTTCCTCTTCAGTTTCCTTCTCCGTACTGCCAAGTTTCTTTTGCAGTTCGACATAACCTTTTTCTAATTCCTCTGCATTTTTAAATTTACCAGCAAGTAATTGCTCCTGTTCTTCAGCTAATTTTTCACCAACTTCTAAAGAATTCTGTTCCTCTTCAGTGAGTTCGCCTTCTTTAGTTTCGGAAGGATCATACGTAAGTGTTGCCATCGATTGTTTCTACTGTAAGGTTTCCAAGTCCAACTGTTGTCACCTTCTTTGAACCAGGTGCTTTAATAGTTGGACTGCCAGCTTTCATTCGAGGTGCATACTTCATCTTCATTTCAGACTTAGGCTTCTCTTCAAAGAGTTCCTTATCTTCTGCACTCAAAGGTGGCTGGACTTTTTTTGCCCGCTTAGCCCTCCGTGGGCGGGACGGTTTCTGTTGGTCCACTGAGTTCCTCCGCTAGTTGTGGGTTTTTAGTTGGGTCATTCATAGGATCACTAGCTGCGATCTTACCTTGTTCAATAGCCATCTGTTGTTGTTGCATAGCTTGATCTTCACCTTGTACTTCCTGCATAGAACGTACAAGATTGAGAACATCAATACCTTGAGCAGCGGCTAAACGTTTAATGACCTCTTCAGGATTAATGAATTTCTGCGTAGCTTCTGGTCCCATAGTCTGAGAAATAGTAGTTAGGAACATGCCTAACGCTTCTCTATCTTGACCACGACCTAATGCATTCACACCAGCTACGATGGTAGGTGTTACCATTTCTTTAGGTAACTTAGGTATACGTCCAGTCTTTTGGAAGACGGACAATTTCCTATTTAAGTATGGTACTAAGAACTCAACAGTAAGTAAACTGAATAGTCCACCAAGCTGTTGCTCTAGTTCCATCTGTGTCATCCGTACTTCTTCTGCAGTAGTACGTTCTGACTGTCTAATATTTAGAATCAAGAATGCTTCTGACAATCTCTTCTCTAATTGCTGCATCATATTATACGCAGTCGCGAAGTCTGCAGTCTTACCGACTTGCACAACTCCGATATCATCTGGACGTCCTTGGACGATAGCACCATTACCAGCTTGAGCTAATGTCTGTGGCTTAGTGGTGCTTGATGGTGATACAACAAAGACAACTTTAGCTGCAGCTGCTGATCCTTCTGTGATTGCTTGTGAGAGTGCTTCAAGAGACTTAAGATCTCCTACGAATTCCTCTACTCTTCCACGCCCGTAGGCTTCCCCGTCAACAGTGTTAAACCTTAGATGAATCCATGGATTAGTATCTATAGGTGACTTACCTCTAGACGTTGGGATGATTTTATCATAAACTTCTTGATGCCAGACGAAACGATTACCATCTCTCTTTACATGAGTAAAGACATCGCAATCTTCTCTGTCTTCATCTTCCATACCTGGAGCTGGTGGCTCATAATCAGGTATCACATCTGCCAACAATTTTTTGGCAATTTTTTCTTTAGTGACGATTTCAATTACATTACCGTTGCCGTCTCTATCTATCACAAAGCGGTTTAGCGGATAGAGTTTTAGCCCATCTTTACCCATGAAGATTAAAGCGTTACCTGCTACTACCAAATGCTTAAGAGCTTGATGTATAGTAACACGATCATCAGATGCCGCAATGGCGTCCATGATTGTACGTTCGATCTTTGCAAAAGATAAATCTAATTCGGTCTTAACTTCTGGAGGAACTTGTTCACCTAATTGTGACTCATCCATTTGCAACTTAAAGAAACTAGTGTTCACAGGCATAAGCCCTAACATAAGTTTACTTGCTAAAGTCACTACACCTTTGGCACCAACTGATTGCCAAGGTGTCGGTAGATCACGGGTTGCTCCCCTGAATTGTTCTTCATCTCGAATTAAATAAGGCAGTGTTAATCTAGCTGCTGTATCTGCTTGTGATAAATACTCTGAACGGTATCCTAATAAAGCGTCATACCTTTTCTTAGCTGTCATTATACGTTAAGAGTTGTGTTTTGGAACCTTCTTTGGTTTCTGCTAAGACCACCTAAACCAGTAGCTATCTGTCCAGCTAATTGATTTGAAGATGGTGCTCCTTGTATTTGCATTGCACTATTACCTGTCACAGCAAATGGTGTTCTAACTTGATTAGCTGCTGTCATTGCAGCATTAGCTGATGCTTGGTTAGCTGCAATAGCTAATGAATTAGAACTTAATTGATTAGTTAAATCTTCTATTTGATTATCATAATTAGGTAGATTACTAATAGTATCATCAAGTGAACTTTGAGTAACAAGGTTAGATGTATCTACTCTGTTTTCATATGCTTTTCTCATACCACGTTCCATTGCAGCCTGACTAATCAAAGTATTATATACACCTTGATTGATTGCTCTAGAACCACTTGTACCATGCTCACTATGTTGAGCACCAAAATCATTTGATCGTAACCAATCTAAAATACTAAGGCTAGTGTAACCTTCACCTTTAGCTTTTCTTAAATCACCCGGACCAAAGCCTGGTAGATCACCTTGAAGTACAGTAGTACCTCCAGCTCTACCAGAGTAACCTGTTTTAAATCCGTAATGGTCTTGCCAACTCATAATTTATACCTCCCCCCATGCTGCGGGTATGTTAGCGGGTCTTTCAATTTGTACAGTTTGTATATTAATATCTGGTCTAGTAGTAACAGGTGTTGGTGTTTTTGGTTGTTCAGTAATAGCAGGATGAGTAGCAGCTTGTGTTTCCATCGCATTTAATCTAGCTGTAATTCTAGATTCCATAGAAGCTGCTGTAAATAAAGCAGTAGGTTCATAAGTGTAGGCTTTACTAGGATCTCTTGCAGTTCCTACCATGTCTTCTGTTACTGTAACCATAGTATCACCAACCAACTGTTCTGTACCTACATGACTTTGATGTAAGTATGTAGATGTATACATATTATCCCAGCTAGTCCAAAAGTCTTCCTCGTCTGAGTTACCTTCTTCATCTAATTCACCATCAGCTATTTTTCTATTAACTTCTCTAACGAAAGATACTCTATCTACCTCACTACTACGATCCCAGAAGCTACCCCAATCACCTGAATCCCAAGAGTGTTCACCACTTTGAGTAACGTAATCATCATCGCTAGTCATATTTTTCCAGGCATTTTGGAAAACTGAAGAGTTTTCATAATAAGCCCAGTCAACTTGACCTCTAGTAAGCCATTCGTAATGCCTTCTGTCAGTATTAGTAGGCTGCTCACGATCATAAGCTACTCGAACTAAATCAGTACCCCAATGAACTTGAACATTTTCACTACCAATACGTTGATCTATATCAGAAGCACTTGGATCTCTACCATACCAAACTCGATTGTCTGTATCAAAGAGTTCATCTATGTACCAAGTTTCATATGTATCTATCTGTGTATCTGATAATCGATCTTGATTCCAAAAGTCATGTGCTATATCTAGATATTGATACTCATCTGAAGAACCTTCTGGTCCAAATCTATCATCATCTTCTCTTCTACCTCTATCTATATTCTGTTGTTCAAGGAACCAACTCCATTCATTGTCATCATCATCACCAACATCCTTGCCAGTGACATTGAATCTTCTTTCGTCACCAGTGTACCAATCTTCATCACTCCATCTAGGCATAACTTATTCCTCAAGTCTATTGATTAGCCACTCAACTACTGAACGTTGACCAGCTTTGTACATTATAACTGATAGTTCTTCTTTAGGATGAGGATTATGAGGTGGGAAATTCTCATCCATTTCTTGAAGAATCTTATCGTCTACCCGAGGACCAAGTACAGCCTCAAGCATATTGTGGGAGGTTTGCATTCGAATGTTCAAAAAAAGCGGGCATTCTAGCAGCCTTGGTCTCAGAAAATTCCGGTGCCTTGCCCTCGT